ACCTTATCCCATGTTACACCCTTAGCGCCTGATGTGTTATTGTTTGGAATTCCTATATTCATGTGGTTTTGGCTCGTTGTTACTGTCCTCAAATTTTTCCTTCTATTGTCTAGTTTGTTTCTATTTATATGGTCTGTTTCCATTCCATCAGGAGTATTGTTAATAAATCTATGCATTAACATTGATGTTCCCATGTCTATTTGACGTGTAGCATAACCAGAGCCGTTCAAACACCACTTATATTTGTTCAGTTCTTCGTAGTCTTGATTATCAACCAACACTATTTCTCCGTGTTTTAGTTTAATTTTTTTCATACCTTGTTGGGCCAATTTATAGACTGCTCTTTCCAAACATCTTCCCAGTTATCCGGCCAACTAGGTATGGGCCAAAATCTATCAATCAACCACTTCATGTCATGTTTCCTATCTTTCCATTTATTCTCCATCCAATAGTAAGCACTTGCGTTTGAAGCCTCTACTGTTCCTCCAGGCATACGATACATTCGTCCGTATCTTTTACCCTTGTGCAGGTGGGCATACCAGGTTTTTCTATTTTTGACTACCTTCCCACCACCCAACCAAGTCTTAAAACCTATTTCTTGTGATTCTTGTGCAAATTGCCCATACATCTCTTCGTGTAAACCGTTTAAATGATTATTAAACCAGTCCTTTGTCATAAAATAACAGCTTCCCTGCATGCTCATTGTCTCAACTAGATCGTGCTCCTTAGTCTCGTCCCTCCTTTGTTGCCAAGGTACACCATGAGTTCCCCAATCATGTTTCTTTCCCACAAGAGGAAAATCTAGGTACATTTGGTCTATGGGGTACTTATTGTCTGTTCTCTCCTCAATCTTCCAGTTCTCAACATCCAACGCATATCTTCTAGGTATCTGCACCCAATTGTCTTGGTGTGAGTCAATCAAGATTCTCCCAAAATTCTCTCCAAAAGCTACATGATCGTCACACTTCAAAATGTATTTACCTCTAGCCAACTTAACACCTGTATTGATGGCTTGTCTTAAACCTACTGGCTTAGGTGGGTGGGTATAGATAACCCTACTATCCTCAACCAAAGTGTCAGGCCAATTCTCATCAACATTAACTATAACCTCAACCTCACAACCGGCATTTTTGAGTACATCCTCTATTGTCTGAGTGGTATATGGTGAATTGCGATTGGGGATTATAACCGATAGCTCGGGCATTTTCATTTTTCTACAATAACCCAATCTTGCCCTTCCATATCACCATCATTGACAGACCATGTGTGAAATGCACCTTTGGTGAAGATTATTAACCAACCGTCTCTTAAAAAACAGTAATCAGGGTTACCCCATGAGACACGAGCCACCTTGTTTCCGGCAATAATCTCTCTCATCGCATCAGGAAAATCCATTGTCTTAGCATCTGCTACTTTCTTAATAACTCGTGGAGTAAGTGTTGTTTCCATATTATTTTGACGCACTTGCACTTGAAGTGATAATTTTTAACCTTCTTATATATTCGTCTATAGCACGCCTGACGTGTTCGGAAAAGCTAAGCTCACCAAACTCATTCAATACCTCAATCTGTTTTTCTGAAAGACTAATCAACTTCTTGATCACATACCAAGGATATATCTTTTAGATAACCCTGTCAAGACTACTTCAATACCATGTAGGTTATATCATCACCATTATTGTCCGTTATCATCCACAACCAGTTTAAGTTTGCTACCTCGATCCAGCCGGTCTCTTGACCAGCGTCTAACTCAAATCCGGAGGTCTCATCGGTTATCCCATCTGGCTTGGTTACATTCTCACCCCCAATATATACATTTCCAGAGTTATCAGCCAATGCCTTAATGTTCACGGCTGCACATGGAATATCTGGTAATTGAGCTGCGGTTGTTCCGCCTTGTACCTCACCGGATAGAACTTGGGTAAAAAAGTTTGCCATTATGGGAAGCTAATACTTGCTGATGGGCTTGGGCTAGCTGAAGGTGATGTAGAGGCTGAAGGACTGTATGAGGCACTGGATGAGGCTGACGCAGAAGCTGAAGGACTTTGTGAGGCTGATGGAGACAGGGATGAAGAGCTAGAAGCAGATGCACTAGCTGATGGAGATTGAGAAGCTGACCCTGTCGGAGATATAGACCCTGAGGGACTTGCACTAGCTGAAGGAGAGGGTGAAGCAGATGCTGATGGAGACAGGCTTGGAGATTCTGAAGATGACGGACTTGCTGATCCAGACGGGCTTGCACTTGCTGAAGGACTAATTGAAAGTGAAGCACTGCCAGAAGCTGATGGAGACAGTGAAGCACTAGATGAAGCGCTGGCTGAAGCAGAAACTGAAGAGCTTGGAGACTGTGAGGCCGACTCGCTAGCAGATGGAGAGAGTGATGGAGATACTGATGGTGACTCTGCAGTAGCATTAACTATTTGCCATGTAGCAGATGATGTAGTGCCTATATTGAAGTAAGGAGTGCGACCATATACACCAAGGAGATAGAAAATAGCACCAACCTTAAAGCCTGAGTAGTTAGTAGGTAGGGTTTCACCCTCTGCTTCAATGATATTATCGTCTTCTCTATGTCTTAATGTGTTTTGCGGTGAATCAAGTAGCGTGGTATCCCACCTAAGCACCCTATTAGTTCTGTATGGTGCAAGAGCAGTTAAAAACAATTCTTCAGTGGACGTTCTCAATCCGCTGTCAATTGCTTCTATACGTGCCAACTCATCACGGGTTTCTCTAGGTAGGTTTTCTTTGATTTCAAATATCGCCATTGTTTTGCTGTAGGGGGGCAGCATAAGCCACCCCCCCTATATTCTGTTAATTAGAATTTCCAGAATCCTTCCGCTGCCATGTGTCGGCGAGCGTCTTTGACTTTAGCTCCGTATACAAAGAGATCTTTGAATGCGGTTCCGAAGTCTCCGATGAGATCTTCTTCCATTCTTGCGTCTAACACTTTCTCAGCGAAGGTAAGCCACATTGGATGTCCGGCTAGGACGTGATATCCATCAGTGTTATTACCGGTGAGTCTGTTTGACTTGAATACCTTGAAGCCTTGAAGCTCGGTAATCATTCCCTTCTTAACAAGATCTTCGTACACAGCTGGTACGTGCAAAGCAATACCAGTTCCTTGTACCAAGATGGTCTCAAACTCTGGAGGGACGATTAGCCACCTATCAGTATCAGGTACTGAAGAGTAGCCATTCTTCTCAGCTAGGTCGAGCTTCTCTTTTAGGGAAGCAACGCTGTCGAGGATGTTAGCTGCAGTGATGGTTTTAACCGTTGCAGCTTCAACTGTGAAAGTTGAACCAGCTGAAATAGCTCCACCAGTGTAGGCGGAATCTACATCATCAAGGTCATCTTCGATGGTGATCGACTCGGTGTTGGTAAAGGTCTTGACTCTGTACCAAGTGGTGTGACCGTCTGCCTTAAACCCTTTGCCAACCATATCTGAGGTGAAGGTTGTACCAGAACCAGTAACGAGACCTGTGGTTGCTGCAACTTCTACAGTACCAGTGGTGTAATCAGTACCAACCCTGTGACCCGCACCAACATCACCATATAGGCCGAATGCAAAAGTATCCATGTTCTTGGCTCTTTCGTTCGCAACCTGAGTGACGATGGTCGGATGGGGATCTTTAATATACGATAGCCATTTGGCTAAGGTTTTTTCTTTCCAGTAGAAAGACTTGTATTGGTCGATGACTAACTGAGCGTTGTTCTCAGTCAAGGAATCGGCAGTTAACGCAGAGTTTGCGTAAATCTTTTCGGAAAGTTTGTCGAAGTCGAGGATGTTTAGCTTTGAGCCAACACCATTGATCTCGCCTTCATAGTCTCTGTTGACAATGGAATCCAAAATGTTCCTGTCATAGAGATGCTGCATGACTTTGCTTGAAAAGCCTTCAGCGAGTTTTGTTCCGTATGCTGACATTTTTCTCCTAACAATTGATAAAGTTTGATTTCTTTACCGTCCCGTTAGGGGTTAGGAGAACTCTAGTTAAAGTCTAGGCAATAAAATTAGTAGCTGTCAAGGAGATGTTTTAAGACCCAGAATCCAATAACAAAATATAAAATCCTCATCATACATTAAGGTCTATTTTCCCAGCGTTAAGATATTCTTTGTACTTGGTGTAATCAGTTTCTCTCAACTTTCTAGCATCTTCAAGAGATAGTTTGTCACTCTTCGGCGTTGGCTTTTCATTTGGACCCCCACTACCAGTCTCGAACATACTACCCTTATTAGGAGTTTTCCCAGATGACTTCTCGTGTAAAAATGCAGATACCAATATATTCATGGGTACGCTGTTGTTTGACTCTGCCGTTGCAAACTCTTGAAACTCATCGGCTTTACCCTCAAGATCTGGATGGGTAATAAAAGTATTGGGGTCAGACACAAACTCCTCAACAGACTCATTCCACTTTTCTATCTTAGTAGCCTGTTCTTTGGCTTGAGCTATCGTTTGTCTCCACCTTCTACTAATAACAGTCTCTTTAGCTAGTGACTTCTCAATATCACTCATCGAATCCCAATCCCTAAATTCGTTTACCAACTCTTGCTCCGTTGGTTCTGGTACATCTTCAGCATCTGCCAAGGCTTTGTTAATTACCCTGTTCTTAGCATATATTTTCTGATTCTCACGAGCAGAGGCAGACAACTTTTCTTTGAGTCTTTTCTTTGCCTCTTCGGATGGGTCAGCTTGTTCCCTTGCATCATCTTTAGCTTCAACCACCTCTGGCTCAACTTCCTCTTCTTGCTTACCCTCCGCCTCCTCTTTTGCTAATCTCTCAGCTTCTTCAATAGCTGCTTGCTCTTGAGCTTCTAACTCCTCTTTACTTGGTTTTACGTGATTTTTTGGCATTTTTCTTTACCGTCTCCCTTTTAGAGGTTTGGTTAAAAATACTTGATAATTTTTCTTCTTGTGACTCGCTTAAATAACTTCTCCTAGCTTTTAGGAATGCAATTTGAATATCGGTTAACGTTTTTGGTTCTTTTAACAACAGTTCGTCTAGTCGTTCCTTAGATCTATCATCCATGTTTATTATCCTATCATACCGCTAATTGCATTCTCTATCTGTTGTTTTGCTTTTTCAGGTGTGCTTAGAAAGCCCTCAAGCAACATGTAGTTACGAAGCCTTGCCTTCAAAAACAAATCCTGCTTTGACCCAAGATCACATTTTGTTAGCTCTGATTCCACCGCTTCCTTCATCGAGGATACATACTCTCTAATTTTCTCAATACTCAACTGGCTTTTCTGTAACGACTCCATCCACTTGTTGAGTGTCTCTTTTTCAACCGGCTTTAAGTCCTCATACTTCAACCCAGACTTTTCAAGCATTACATCCATCAAGCTCATGCTGGTATTGTACCATTTACAGGAGTTTGGTTAGCTGGTTGTCCTGGCATTTGTGGCTGAGTACCAGCCATTGCTTGTAGACCAACTTGGTTCTCTACTTCCATAACTTCTGTTATTTCGTCTGGGGACAAGTCGGCAAACTCCAGCAACTTACGTTGATAAATCTCTTTTAGCTTTGGGTTATTCGCCATGTTCATATACACCGCATTCAACTTATTAAGGGCATCCGTCTCGTTGGCCTTCTTCTCATCCTGACTCCACACTCGAACACGATAGCCAGACTTAGTCCTCCAATCAGCAGGTGATATCTCTCTCTCAAATATGTTGTCAGAACTTCTGCCTTTTTTATAAATCTTTACCGAGTCAAGTTTCTCTGGAGCAGCCTCAATCAATTTTAAAAACTTCTCCGCTCTTTCTTTCCAAACCTGTGTATAAAACTTACTCATGCCCTGGATTCTTGCCTTAGCTTCTCCTTGTGCCAACTGTACTTCTCCTAATGTTACCTGTCTTTCTGTTTGCACACCTTGTTGAGTAGCAGTAGCACCAGTTGCCTTTTCAGTCATGTTGGTGATGTACTGCATTTCGTCTAGTGACTCAGACAAGTCTGGTATATCAACCTTTTGTAGAACATCTTGGGGCTTGCCAGGTACTGGATACCAACCCCACGGCACTGGATTAAAGGTACTCGGATTAAACCCTTCAGCCTTAAGCGAAGAGTCATAATAGTGCATACCAAAGTTTCTAAGCGTTCTGTTCTCAACCAACTGGCTAAACCAAGAGTTAAGCACCTTATTAGGAACTCTAACAATATCAGCTATGCCGTCTGTCCAGAAGTCTTGTTTGTCAACATCGTCTCCCCATGTGTTGTATCTGTAGTGATTCCTCCAAAAATGGTCTTTGGTTATACCGATTATTTCCTCTTGTGGCTTTGCCATTAGAATACACTGATCTTCAGCTTCGACGAATACGATTATCTGCTCATCTAACGTCTTGCCGTTATACACAAAACCATCTCTGAATACATAGTGAATCGTTAACTCAACATAAGTCTCTCCAAGCAATGGATCTTCTGTGTCCGTTACACCAAGATCCGCTAACTTCTCATTTTTACGCATTAACGAGTTTTCATTGTCTTTTGCTTTCACAATCCCAAGCTGTGATTCAAAGAAGTCTTTTAGCTTTCTAACCTCCTCCTGGTTGTAGTCCTCATTCCTCTCTAACTCAGATAGTGGTTTGAATATGTGAGTGTGAATCAAGAACCTAGACGAATCAATATCGTGTGGATTCATAAACCTATCCACCAGCATATCCTCTGGATCTTCTATCTCAAACCTAATTCTGCCATCAGCAATCTGCCATGAGTCAAATGTCCTACCAAAAAAGAAGTCTTGCTTTTTATCAACGATATCTTGTACCTCAGCGTTATTCTGCTCTAGGGTTATCTTCCAATACTCGTTCAAAAACACCTGTGCCTCTTTATCATTATCTAGGTTCTCAAAGACTACCACAGGCATATCATCTACATCTTTCAGGATTGTTCTGATTGTAGTCTTCATTAGTGGCAGGTTAACGCTTTGTCTCTGAGTTAATCGGTTGATCTGTACCTTGTCACGATATAGCTCGTAGTTCTCTCTCCACGCATCCTCACGCCTCTCACGGTAGTTAAAACCAGTCTGCTTGTTG